GATGGATGCCCTCGACGGGATTCTTGTGGTGGAGGGCTGAACCATGGAGAAGGTCAGGCTGAAATTCTTTGGGAAGAAGAAGGAAGTCCATCTCCGGCTTCCGTTCATCACGGCAGACTTCACCCCGACAAACGATTACACGGACACGGTTGACAGGGAGGGTGCGGAAGAACTGTGCAAGACCTGTTTTGACTTCAAGATTGTGGGGTACTTGAACCCGGATGGTCCGGTGCTTCCCGCGTTTGAACCCGTGAACAACGGTCCGGTGGAGGTGTTTGAGGCGGAAGATGCCGGTTCTGACGGGGGACCGGAGCCGCCCGAACCCGTCGAGGACGGGACCCCCGACCCCGTGGAGTCCGTCGAGGAAACCCCTGCCGACCCCCCTCCCCCCGTCGAGGAACCTGACGAGAACCCCCCGGAACCCTTCCCCTTCGACACCGCCAACATGACCAAGAAGCAAATCGCACAAATCCTTGGCATCCCCACCGACCCCCACTCCGTGATGAAAATGCGGAAAGACCAACTGGTTCAGCAGTTGAAGGAAAAGTATGGCGACCACCGCACAGTCGATAATTGACAAGGCCGAGCGCACCCTGAAGGACGAGAACAACGTCCATTGGAACGCTACGACCAACCACCTTGCCGCCCTGAATGACGGGCAGCGGGAGATTGTCTTTTTCAAGCCCGATGCCTATGTCACCAATTCCGCACAGGTTCTTGTCGCCGGGACGAAACAGACCGCACCGACAGGAACCATCCGCATCATAGACATCACCCGGAACATGGGAACCGGCGGGTCCACTCCGGGGAACGCCATCACCCGCGTTGACATGGAAATCCTGAACCGCTGGAAACCGGCATGGCACACCGACACGGCGGCGGCGGTTGTCGTTCATTGGATGCTGGACCCGAAAGACCCGTTGGTTTTCTACGTCTATCCGAAACAGCCTGACAGCGGGTTCGGGTACGTGGAGATTCGCAGGACTGCTGTTCCTGCGGATGTGGCGGCGATAGGGAACAACATCACCCTTGGGGATGAGTACGCGAACGCTCTTTACTACTTCATCATGCACCGAGCGTGGGCGATGGACAACGACCTGTCTCCCGTGGCCCTGAAGCTGTCCACCGACTACCGGGAAGCGTTCCTTCAGAGCATCGGGGCGAAGGAACAGGTGGAGACGGTGAACGAGAACCCGCAATCGGCGCAGATGCCGCAGGGGTAAGCAATGTCAACGAGCATCGACTACTTCACGAACCGAGTCCTTTCCGAAGTCAAGGGGTGTCCTAAACTTGTGGCGCAGGATGTCCTTATGGATGTCCTGCAAGACTTCTGTTCAAGGACGCTCATCGTGCAGGAGGGGTGGGAGCATACGATTGAGGACACCGACCCCGACAGCACCCTTAACGACTCCATTGACGTTACGACCCCTACGGCGAAGGAATCGTGGATTCCCTGCGGGATTCTCCGGCTTCAGATTGACGGATACGACTATCTCACGGAGGAGCGGTACATCCCCGACGACATCACGGACTTCGACGAAGGGCTGTACGTGGACGGAAAGAAATTCTTCTACTACTCCGGCACCACGACAATCGTGATGTATCCCTTCGACTCCGTGGATGCCGATATGTTCGTTCTCGCCGCCTTCAAGCCTTCGACTTCCATCACGACCGTTGACGACGACTTCTACCGGGATTGGCACTACGTCATCGAGGCGGGGGTGATGGCGAGGCTCTTTGAGATGGCGAATCAGCCGTGGAGCGACCCGAATCTTGCGATGGTGCGGCTTGCCCGATACGAGTCGGGCGTGGGTTCCGCCAAGTGCAAGGTGAGCCTGTCGTGGCCCGACCGCACGAAAACCAGACGAACCAAGGACTTCATATAAGTGCGAATCCGTATCAACAGCTTCATCGGTGAGGCGAAACGGGTCACTCCAAGACTGCTTGATGCGAGTCAAGCACAAGTGGCGGAAAACTGCAAACTTGAGCGCGGGTCGCTGAAGCCGTTCTATGACTATTCTTCGTCCGTCACCCTTACCGCCCTGTCGAACCTTCAGATGATTCACCCCATCAGTTCGTTGTTCTGGTTCACGGCGACGACAGAGACGGATGTTGTGGAGGCCCCCGTTTACAGTTCGGGGAACCGTGTTTACTACACGGACGGGACGAAGCCGAGAAAGACGAATTACACCTTGGCATCGAACGCGGGGGCAAAGACGTTCGGGACGGCGAATACGTCCTACTACCTTGGCGTTCCGTACCCCGCATCGGCTCTCACGGCCACGGCTAAGGGAACCCCCGGAACCAACATCGTCGGGTACGTCTGCTACGTTTACACCTACGTCACGTCTTGGGGCGAGGAAGGCGCACCGAGCGACGCTTCCAACATCGTCGCGGTCTATGAAGATCAGTACGTTGAATTGGGGAATTTTATTACCTCCGTTCCGGCGGATTACAACATCGTGGGCTACAGGATATACCGCCTGAACACGGGAACGTCCGGGTCGGAATATCAACTCATGGACACCATCATGGGGGTGTCGGGAACGTACATCACCCCCGCCGAAGTTATCGCAAACAACAATGTTTGGGACGACAAGGACACGGGCGACGGGGAGATGGTGGACGATGACGACCTGGGGGCGGTCATCACCTGTTCCTTGTATGAGGAACCGCCCGCAGACCTTGTGGGCCTGATTCCGCTGTCCAACGGGTGCTTTGCCGGATTCAGGTCGAACAAGGTGTACGTCTCCGAGCCGTTCCAACCGCAAGCGTGGCCTTCCGACTACTCCTTCACAACGGCGCATAACGTGGTGGCCCTTGGACATTACGGGACCACCATCGTCGTCGCCACGGAGGAGAAGCCCTATCTCTTGCAGGGGTACGACCCGCAGAGCATGACGAAGGTGGCGTTGCCCGACCCGCAAGCCTGTCTCAACAAGCGGAGCATGGTCAGCGGTGACGGGTTCTGCATTTACGCATCCCCGGACGGGCTTTACATGGTGGCGGACAGCGGGAACCAGTTGGTCACGAATGGAGTGTTCACCCGTGACCAATGGCGGGATCTCTGTTCCACGAACACCTCAAGCCCGACCACGACCTACGACAAGGACATCATCGGGTTTCTCTACAACAACAAGTATTTCGGGTTCTTTGAGGGATATTCCACGGGATTCATCATCGACTTTGAATCTCAGACGCAATCCTACGTGAAGATCGACCTTGGGACCGGATACCTTGTGTACGGCGGGTACGTGGACCAGTTGACGGACACGCTGTACCTCTTGGTGAAAAATTCAAGCACCTACTACATTTACAAGTGGGAGGGGGATTTAACCGATTACCTCGCCTACGATTGGAAGTCGAAGGTGTTCATTCCCGGACCCGTGATGTCGTTCGGTGCGGCGAAGGTGAACGGTTCGTTCACTGCGGGTTCGACCGGAACGGGTACTATTTCCAGTTCAAGCACGGCGGTAACGGGTTCCATGACCGTTTTCACCACGGAGTTGAAGGTGGGGTACTTCATCGGTGCGGGTACGGAGTTCCGTGAAGTGACCGCCATCACGGACAATACCCACCTTACGCTTTCCACGGCCTTCACGTCCAACCTGTCGGCAAGTGCCTTCACGATATACCGGACGGGATTCAAGTATTACGTTGATGGAACCCTGACGCACATTCAGGGAATCGGGAGCGACGAGCCGTTCCGCATTCCCCCGACGAGGGGCCGGGAAGTGGAGTTTGGATTGAGGGGTTACGAGGAAGCCTTCGACATGACCGTTGCCCCGACGATGATTGAACTGATGACGGACGATTCCGAGGACTAATGGGTAGGGCGACAGAGTATTACAAGATACCCCAGGTTCCATCGTCCGCCGACAAGGACGTTCAGACATTCCTAACGGCGGTCAAGGGGATGCTGGACGTTTTCACGGGTTCGACGGGGAACGCCAACGCGAATCTCGATCAGGTAGTCACCTTCCGTGACATCCAGAACCTTTACGTGGGCCATGTCGTATCTTCGACTTCCAGACCCTTCAGCGGTCGGATAACGAGGGTCACGGGGGATGTCATCAGGACGGGGAGGATTGAGTGTAATGATGCAACCAGTTTCCTCGACCTGACCTACAACAAACTGGTCTTTAACAATAAGATCACCTACGACTCGACGGAACCGGGAATCTTCATCGGGCAGGACCAGTCCGACAAGCTGTTCAAGGTGAACATCGGGCATGATGCCTCCGGGTATTCGATAAAGTGGAACGGGTCCACCCTTGTCATCACCGGGACCATCACGGCTACGTCCGGTGCAATCGGCGGGTGGCTGATCGACTCCACCCTGTTACGTTCCGCCGCCGTGGATGCCGCCCGTATTGAGTTGGACCAGGGCAACGCGAGGATCAGCGTCAAGGACGCCACGGGTGCCTCGAAAGTCGTCATGGGCTACCTTAACGGGTTGGCGAAGCATGACGGGACGGGGAATTGGGGTGCGGGTGACTACGGGTTCTGGGCGGCGGCGGGGGATCAGCTTCAAATCGACGGCGACACCACCTACAAGTCCGGTGATTGGATTGTCGAGAATGACGGATCGTTCCTTGTCCAGAACGCCACTCCTGCCACGATTATCCGCCTCGGCACGGACTCCGGCGAAAAGGGTCTGTTCCTTTACAACGCATCCGGCACGAACCTTGCCAAGTTCGTCACCGATGAAGTCTATGTCGGGACGGCGGGGAGTTACCTTCAGTACACCGTTGCAAGTGGGCTGAGAGTATCCGGCTCCATCACGGC